TGAGTACAGTGCGAGCGAAGGTGATTTCGTTCGTTTTGACTCCACCATACATCGTCGTTTTAAGCATGTGCGTTGTATGATTTATAGACTGTCTGGTGCGTCAGAGCGCCTGTTGTCCTGTTTTGCCCATGAGATTTTTACTTTTGGAAAAACAAAGATGGGTGTTAAATACACCGTCGAGGGCACTCAGTCTAGTGGTCGTCAGGATACCTCAGGAGGTAATTCTGTGCTTCAAGGTACTGCTGTTGTTTTCTGCTTGGCTGAGTGGGACCGTAGTCTCACAGATGGTGATGAGAAGAAATATAATCTCTCACCACTTCTGGGACCACGTGCCCTATTCGCCAAGTATCCAATGATGTTTATGTTTCTAGGAGACGACCATCATGGCATAGCTCCCTCTTCTTTCATTGATGGCATACCTTTAGAGGTTATGCTTCTGAAATTGGGGTTGGTGCTGGAAGGTAAGATCTGGACTTCTTCAAGGACTCCAGATCCGGTATACTTTTCAACCTTTTGTTCTGCTCGTTTTTGGCCGATTGACACTGCCTTTGGACCCTCTTATGCTCTTGCTTCATGTTTAGGAAGACAAAATGCTAAGATGGGCTGGTATATCAATCCGCCTCCTAAAATGAATCTTAATCGTTTGCTCCGTGCTGATGCCATAGGCAGATCACGTGATAATTCGATGGTTCCTTTTTTGAATGCTGCATTTGAGCGTGTGTTGGAACTTACTTCCGATGTTAAGGACAAGGACTTGTTTTACACTCGTAGTATGAAAAGGGATTATCATGTTGACATAATGTCCATGCCCCAATCTTACTCTCCGAATGATGAGACTTATCGCATGATGGAAATGGTCTATGGCCTAACCCGTGCTGATGAGATCATTTATAAGGATATGTTGTCAAAAGTTCCTTCCTTACCTTTCATTGTAGATTTTGAGCCATTACACAAAGCTATGTGTGTTGATGGTGTTTCATCTTCTCCTGACTTTGAGTCCCAGCATCTACCGATGTCCAAAGTCTGTCATATTTGCCAATGTGATGGTTTCCACAATAGTGAATGTGCTCGGGTTTGTGCCTTACGTAGTGTTAAGGTCAACTGCTCATGTTGCACGTACTCTCGTGGACATCATCCACAATGTTTCAATCGTCCTGGCATGGACCAATCAGGCGCTGTTAAGGTAGAGCGCTCTGTTCTTATGGTGTTTTAGGCTATTGTCTAGCATCATTCATTTTTATTTTTCATTTCATTTGGGTTTAA